CGCGGCTGCGTACAACGCCGGGGAAGGTAGCGCCAGGAGGGGCACCGGCGTTCGCGGGGCCATTGCCAAAGCCACGGCGGAGGGCAATCCCGATAACTGGGTGAGCCATCTCCCGGCCGAGACGCAGGGTTATGTTCGCAATTTCCGCGAACGGACCGGCGGCGGCGACACGATCATAACGCCCGAAGGGGTCGATCCGCTGCTGCTGCGCCCGGACGCGCTCGATGCCGTGCGGCCGCAGCTGGTCGCCGGCGGCCGCGAGGTGCCGATCGGCAGCTTTGCTCCGGATGAAATTGGCGTGGATGCCAAGCTCATGCAGTTCAAGTCGGGCGGCGACGCCCAGGGCGTGACCGAACGACTGCGCGGCGTCGAGCAGTGGGATCCGATGTCCGCCGGCATGGTCACGGTGTGGGAAGGCAATGACGGACGCCGGCTGATCGCGGACGGTCACCAGCGGCTTGGCCTGGCCAACCGCATCGCGGCCGCGGATCCTTCGCAGGATGTCCGGCTCAATGCCTTCGTGCTGCGCGAGGCCGACGGGTTCAGCGCGGCCGACGCGCGCACGCTCACGGCGCTCAAGAATATCCGGGAGGGCAGCGGCAGTGCGGCCGACGCGGCCAAGGTGTTTCGGGCCGTGGGCCTTGATCCCGAGCTGCTCAAGTCATTGCCGCCGAGATCGGCGCTGATCCGTGATGGCAAGTCGCTGGCCAGCCTCTCGGACGAAGCTTTCGGCGCTGTCATCAACGACGTGATCCCGGAGAGCTACGGCGCGGCGATCGGCGGCCTGGCGCCCGATCCGGCCACGCACATGGCGCTGGTCGACCTTTTGGCAAAGACTGATCCGCCGAACCGCAAGCAGGCCGAGGCGATCGTGCGCCAGGCACTCGATGCCGGGTTCCACGCCGAGACGCAGGAAGAGCTGTTCGGCACGCGCAACCTGGTCTCCTCGATCTTCGCTCAGAAGGCGCGCCTCCTCGACAACACGCTGGGCGAGCTGCGCAAGCTCAAGGGCGCGTTCGGCGTGGCGGCGCGGAATGCCGAGGCGCTCGACCAGGCCGGCAACAAGATCGACGTGACGGCCAGCACGGCCGAGGCGGCCGCCAATGCGAATGCCCTTGGCCTGGTCGATGCTCTTGCGCTAAGGAAGGGGAATGCCGTCAGCGACCTCTTCAACCGCGCCGCGCAGCGTCTCGCGGAAGGCGAGCCCCTCGCCGCTGTCACCCGCGATGTCGTCGCCGAGCTCCGCCAGCTCGATCTCGAGGCCGCGCTTCGCGATGCTGGCGAGCCTGGCGGACAGCCTGGCGGAAGCGGACGCGCAAGCCTCGCTCACGATGAAGCTCAAGCGAGTGAAGGGGAACCCGGCGCTTTAACGCCGGCCGATCGCGACGAGCTTGAGGCTGCCGGACAAGGCGGCTTTACTTTCTTCGACCAGGGTGCGCACCAGGCCTTCGATGATCCCGCCGGTGCGGGCCTCGAGGAAGTGGCGCAGAGCGTGTGGCACGACGTGCGGGCGGCCGAGGCGGGGCCGTTCGGGCCGGTGTTCACCGATGTCGCGCCCGGGGACTGGCAAGGTGTGGTTGCTCGTCTGTCGCAGGCGCAGGACGGCGAGGTGCACGGGGCGCTCGACCACCCCGACGTGGGCCCGATCGATGTGGTGTGGGGCAAGGCCGGCACCGGCAAGAACGATGGCTACGGCCTGGCCAAGATCCTGCAGTTCCATCCTGAAGTCGTGGCCGACCTGCCGGCGATCGTCCGGAGCATGGCAGTCACTTCGCGGACGGAAAACCGGATCAAGCTGGAAAGCGCCGACCATAGCGGTGGGATCCGCCTCGACTGGAACGGCCGGGAAAAGACCTGGCTGATCACGGCGTTCGAGAAGGATGGAAGAGCCTCGCCGGCGACGGAGTACACCCGGGCCGCCGGTGACGCGCAGGCCGGGAATTTCCCTGCGCTCGAGGCCGAACGGAATATAGGCGCCACGGCGCCGGAACGCAATCCGCCGGTAGATCCCAACATCGCCGCGCTCGACCGCCAGCGCGCGCAGCTCGGCGCCGAGGCTCCCATGCGGGCCAAGGCCGAGCAGGACGGCACCATGGGCTCGCCGCTGTTCGACGCAGCCGACCAGCCCAAGTTCGACCTGGGCGACGGGAAGGGCGAGCGCACGATCGCCGAGATCGAGGCCGAGCTCGACGCTGACCAGGCGGCAATCGACGCTATCAAGGGGTGCTTCCCGGGCTCGTGGCCGATGGCAAGCTCAGCCAAGAGCAGGCGGATCGCGCCGGCGCGCTGTTCGACGAGCTGAGCCAAGATTTCCGGCGCCAGTTCGGCGACCAGGCCGCGGACAAGATGGCGACCGATGCGGCGCTCAAGGCGCTCGCGGCCGATGCGGCGCGCAAGCGCCTCCTCGCTGGCCTCACGATCCAGACACGGCAGCGCTTGGAAATGGAAATGCGCGCCTTCAATGGCGGCAAGGGGTCGGACGGGGCGGGCGGCGGCCCGATCGATCCTTCCGCGGGCCCGGCCTTCCTGGGGGGTGACGGCCGGGCCACCTATTCCAATGTTGATGGGCGACACCGGGCGGTGCGCGGCCGGGCCCATGCGATGATGGATGAGATCCTCGCCAAGCACTCGAGCAATGTCCTGGGTGAAGTCCGCGCGCGGGCCGAGCTCGAGGATCTCGTGCGCGAGCTGTTCGGTGAGGACAGCGGCAATGCCAATGCGCGCGAGCTGGCGGGCGCCTGGACCGACGCCGCCGAGATGCTGCGCCAGCGGTTTAACGCCGCCGGCGGCGATATCGGCAAGCTTGATCACTGGGGATTGCCGCAGAGCCACGATAGCCGGCAGGTGAGGGCCGCCGGATACGACACCTGGAAGGCCGAGATCCTGCCGCGGCTCGATCGCGAGAAGATGATCGACGGCCGGACTGGCCTGCCATTCACGGACCAATCGCTCGAGCTCGCGCTGCGCGACGTGTTCGAGACTATCCGGACCGACGGCTGGAACGATCGCGCTCCTGGTGGCGTGGGTGGCGGCTCGTTGGCCAATCGCCGCGGCGAAGGGCGGTTCCTCATTTTCAAGTCCGCCGACGACTGGATGGCCTATGCTGCCAAGTTCGGCGCCGGGAATGCGTTCGACGCAATGATGAGCCATGTCGACGGAATGTCCCGGGACATCGCCATGATGGAGATCCTCGGGCCCAATCCGGCCGCCACGGTGCAATGGCTCAAGGGATCGATCGCCAAGAGCGCCGCCGAGGATACCACGCCAGACAGCAAGGCGGTCGACCAGGCGCATGCCGCCGGCAAGCAGATCGATCGGCTCTATGCCGAGCTGACGGGGGCGAGCAGCCGGCCGGAGAACCGCAAGCTGGCCCTGACCTTTTCGGCGCTGCGCTCGTGGCAGACGGCGACGAAGCTCGGCGGGGCGATGCTCTCGGCCGTGACCGACTGGGGTTTCCAGTGGCGTGCGCGATCGTTCAACGGCCTCGCCAGCCACACGATGCTAGGCGACTATTTCAAGCTGTTCCGCCCCGGATCGATCGAGGACCAGAAACTCGCCGTCCGCCTCGGCCTCATCGCCGAGGAATGGTCCTCGCGCACGGCATCGCAGGGCCGCTACCTGAGCGAGGAGCTGACCGGCGAGACCACGCGCCGCCTGGCCGAGGGCGTGCTGCGCGCCTCTGGCCTGGCACGGTTCACCCAGGCCGGACGGTGGGCCTTTGGCATGGAGATGCTGGGCCACATCACGGACGAAGCCGGCAAGCGGTTCGATGCGCTCGACCCAGCGTTTCGCGGCGCGCTCGAGCGGTATGGCTTTACCGCGGCCGACTGGGACACGATCCGGGCCACGCCGCTCGAGGAGGATCGCGGCATCGGGTGGATCAAGCCGCAGAACGTGGCCGATCGCGCGCTGGGCGATCGGCTGCTCGAGATGATCGCGCGCGAGACCGACTATGCGGTGCCGGTGACCGATCTCGCCACCCGGGCCATGATCAACTCGGTCGCGCCCAAGGGGACCTGGCACGGCGAGATCATCCGCTCGGCCGCGTTGTTCAAGGGCTTCGGGATCTCGGTCATGCACATGCAGCTGCAGCGGATCATGGAGATGTCCGGCCCCAACCGGCTTCGCTACATGGCTGGCCTGACAATCGCGACGACAATGATGGGCGCGCTAGCCCTGGCGCTCAAGGACGTGGCGGCCGGCCGCGATCCGCGCGGGATGGATCCGCGGAAGAACCCGGCATTTTGGGGGCAGGCCGTCATCCAGGGCGGCGGCTTCGCGATTTTCGGGGACTTCCTCAATTCGAGTACCAACCGCTCCGGGGGCGGCCTGGCCGGGACGCTCGCGGGACCGATCATCTCCGACGTTCAGGACGTCGCCGCGATCGCCACCTCGAAGAACAAGCAGGGCGCGGCTCTCAAGACGCTGCGCCGGCAGATCCCTGGTGGGACCTTGTGGTATGCCCGGCTCGCGTTCGATCGGCAGGTGGCCGACCAGCTGCAGGAAGCGGTCGATCCGAACTATCGCCAGTCGTGGCGCCGAGCGGCGCACTGGGCGCAAGAGCAGGGAACTGGGTACTGGTGGGCACCGGGGGACTTCACCCCGAGTCGTGCACCTGATATGGCCAACATCGAACGCGGCGCGTCCCTCGACACGCGCGGCGGATCGGCCGGAGCTTCGCCATGAGCTTCGGCCGTTTCGTGACGGAGGGACGACATGACCGTAGCCGCGCTGACCCCATCGGTTAGCTATGCCGAGAACGGCGTCACGCTGAATTTCGCGGTCCCGTTCCGGTATCTGGACCCGACGCACCTGTCCGTCGTCCGCACCCTCGCGAACGGGACGCAACTGACGCTGGCCTACGGCACGGACTGGGCGGCAACCGCCGGGCCGACCGATAGTGGCGGAACCCTGACGCTGGTCGCCTCGACCAACGGCGCGCAGCTGAGCATCTTCCGCGCCACTCCGCGGCAACAGGCCACCGATTACGTGGCCAACGACAGGTTTCCGGCCGAGACGCACGAAGCGGCCATCGACCGGGCCATGCTGGTCGACCAGGAGCAGGATGTGTCACTGGCACGCACGGTCCGCTTCCCGGTGGGCGAGGCCGGCGCGACCCTGCCAGGAGCCGCTTCGCGCGCGGGCAAGTTCCTCGGCTTCGATGCGGGGACGGGTGCCCTTGTCCCGATGGCTGGGGTTGGCGGCGTAGGCGATGCGGCGGCGATCACGTTCGCGAGCTCATTGCCGAGCGCTCCTGCCGCGCCGGCCATTGTCAGCCTGCGGCAGCTGGGCTCGCGGATAGCCGACGTGCGTGACTGGAACGGGATGGACCTAAATGGCGTGAACGACTGCGCCAGCCTGATCCAGAACGGCGTCACGCAGGCAGCTGCCGCGGGCGTCAAGCTCGAGGCGCCGGCGGGCACGATCGTTCTTGGCTCAGCTGTCGAGGTTCCGGCGGGCGGGATCATCGAGG